GCAATGGTATCCCCATTCAAGTCAGTAATGCTGGTTAGGTCAATCTCTACATCCTGCCGAGCCTTGAATTGCTCACGGAAGTTGTCATCAATGATGCCAACCGTTACCTCCCAGCTATCAGTGTCACAGACATTATGCTCCTGGTAGATGCTCAGATTGAGCATGCCTTCGAACTCATATAGCTGCCCTGAGTAGCCTACATCAGAGGTAATCTTAATTGCTATTTCAGCATTGATGAAGTAGAGGTCATATAGGTCTTTAATCAGCCTTGCGCCCTTGCCATAGAACCGAACCTCAGTGCTGAATGGTTGGTCAATGCCATGACTCTCCATCCTGAGCGCAGTGAACTCAATGGCATCCCAGCCTATTGGCTCTTCAACCTCATCGTTGTTTAAGTAAAATCTCCAGCCTGCCATTGTGCAAAGGTAAAAAGAAAATGCCCCTGCATGGCAGAGGCACTTTGCACCTGTTTCAATTCTAAACCAATAGTCCTAAGATGAGTTCCTAAATCTGTTGTTGAGTATTTTAGTTGTGCGCCTAGGTGTGCGGATGAACTTCTCAAAGCCACGCTCATCCATGTTGAGCTGAGTGATGGGCAATGACTTCAGGATGCTGCTCAGTTCATCTAGCTTGCCAACCACCGGAGAAGACCCTGAGCTGCTCTTGTTAGCATAATGGCCTGCTAGGAATAGTTCCTGCCTGCTCAGGGCATGGTTAGGAATTACTTGCGAGCCTTTAGGTAGATCAACCAAGGTAGCAGTGGCCGGAGTGAAGTAAACTTTGCCCGATTCGGTCACAACCTTCTCAACTCCTCGCTCTCCTACTATTGCTCGGCCTCCTTCAAATGGCTTGCCCTTAGTACCTTCTGCGAACTCAGGCACAGGCTGAGCCGCAATGAAGCCAATCTGAACAGCCTGATTAGCCAAGGTAAGCGCAGCAAGTGGCAATGTCACCGGATTTGATGACCACTTAGCTACTATGGAGGCAGTCTCAAATATAACTCTGGCAATAGCAGCAGCCTGCTCTGCTTTCCATGCCTTTGTTTTTAGCTCTTTCTCCTTTTCTGCCTTGCGCTGATTGATTTCATCAATCTTCTGCTGGTTGCCATCTGCCAGCCTGATTTCCTCGCTGTAACGCTTATCAAGTAGGCTTAATTCATTGTTTATTCTTGCGGCATAGAAGTTAAAAGCTGATTGTGTCAATTGATTGGTTAGCTCAAAAACCTCAATTAGATTCTTAATCCGTTCCTCTTTTTCATCATCTTGTCTTTTTTTCCTTTCCTCTGCAAACTTTTCATCTAGTTTTCGCAGCCTTTCCAAAAGGTCGATTTCTAACTGTTCATTTTCAAATGCTACTTTTTGCGCTTTTGCTAATCGGTCTTTTTGAGCCTGAGTTTTATCATCCTCAAACTTTTTATTAGCTAATCTCTGCTTATTGATTTCATCAATTACAGATTGTGTTTCCTCCTGAAGAGACCTAATAGTATCAACTTTATTCAGCTCTCTTTCTGCTCCTGTTTTTTGTATGCTATCTTTAGCTGCTTCAACTCCTTTGGCTGAATATTCCTTTTGTAAATTATAGACATCTCGAAGGAATTTTTCCTCAGCCAAAAACTCCTCTCTTAGTATGTCTATTTTATTGCTAAATCTAATTTTGATTTGAATTGCGGCAAGTTCACGCTCAATCTGTAACAATTTTAGCTTGCGCTGATATTGCTCCTCTTCGAATTTCTTAGCCGCTTCAGCCGCTTTAGGATCAATCGGAGGCGGTGGCGGAGGAGTATTGATAATAACTCCAGCAATGCGCTCATAAATTTTTTCCTGTTCCTGAAGGACAGCTATCTCTTTGGTTGCCGCATCAAGTCTTAACTTGTCTCTTGTTAGTCTTGCATCAACTTGTTTCAATTGAGCATTTGTAATCCTTTGGTCAATCTCGCCAAGCAATGCTCTGGCAGCTGATTGTCTGCTTATGAATATGCCTTGCTGAATGCTTATGTCAAGTATTTTTTTGGCAAGTTCAGATTCTGTTCTTCGTGCTGCAATCTGGTCAGCTGTGGCCTGCTTTGCTGCACCTCCGCCTCCTGCTTTAGCAAGCTCTGCTGCTATGCCAGCGGCCAAGTCATAAGCACCTTTAAGAAATGGATTGAGCTTATTTCCAATTGAGAGGATAAGCTGGTCAATGGATGAATTAAATCTATTCTGGGAGGCAGCAAGTAAGGTCACCTGTTCATTCCCCTTGCCGAATGTGTTTTCAAGCTCAGTGGCAAACTTAGGCAGGAAGTCAGCAGCAAGCACTTGGCCTTTCTGGAGCATCTTGTTCAGCTCCTGAGTAGTTACACCCATAGCTTTGGCCGCTATGCCAAATGCACCGACAAGTCGCTCACCAAGCTGACCTCTAAGTTCTTCAGCCTGAACATTGCCCTTTGACATCATCTGTCCGAGTGCCAGGAATGCGCCCTTAGTATCTTCCGCACTCAGGCCCATCACCTGCGCAGCCTTAGCAACTGCTGCAAATTGCCTGTTAGTCTCCTGACTTGTCTGCCCAGCTAGGTTGGCAGCCGAGGCAAAGGTCTTATATCCTTCCACTGCACCTCTTAGGTCAAGGCCCAACCTCTCAGCAGTATCCCTGATAAACTCAAAGTTCTTATTGCCCATTTCGGCAGAGCCGGAGGCAAAGTCAATGGCCTTCTTCATTGACTCAAACTGAATGGTAGTTTGAATCACGGCCTGACCAAATTCAACTATTTTTGAAGCTGCGAAAATTCCTGCTAAGGCTGCTCCGGCTTTTCCGGCAATAGCCTGAAATTGGGTCATGCCACTGCCAGCCTGTTCAGTAGTTTGTTTGACATTTTTCAAACTACCGCTTAAGCTGTCGGTGGCTTTTTTAAGCTCTTCCTGCGCTACTTTAAGTTGTTTTGACTTTGTGGCAAACTCGGCAGTGGCAGGGTTTAAACTTTTAACCTCAGAATTTAGCTTTCTAACTTTACTTTCTAAATCGGCTATGCTTCCTGCTGCTGCCTTAGTCGGAGGAATAATTTTCTCAGGAGCAGCCTTACCTGCCCCACCAACATCATCGAACTGTCTTTTTAATTTGGCAAGTTCAGCCAGGAGCTGCCTCTCCTCAGCAGTAATCTTGTCAAATGCTTCAGTGGCCTGCTGCAGCTTGCTCAGGTCAATGTCATACCTGATCTTGATGTCATTAGTTGATAAAGTTGCCATGCCCCAAATATAGCCAATAAAAAAGCCACCGAATATCAGTGGCCTTTTGCTTCTGAAATAACAAATCTATCCCTTACCCCTTTTGTTCTTCTGAGCTGCAATATAGCTGCTCACGATTAAATAGTACTCGTAGATTGGCCTTTCGACCAGGAATTTAGCTCTGACAGCATCGCCATTTGCGACTCTAAACTGCTCATCAAATCTGAGTCTGTGCTGTCTGACAATTGAAGTCCAATAATGTGTTTCAGGTTGTTTAGGCTTTGCAGCGTTTCGGCCTGCAAATAGTTCGGGAAATTCGTGCTGTACTCTGTCAAAGAGGGCAGATAGGCGTACTCTGGCAGATTCAAAAAAAAACCCTCAACATCGTTATGCTTCATCCAATGCTCTAGCTTCTGCTTGTTGTATGGATACTGGTAATCAAGTGGATTCTCTTGTTCATCAAAGTAAACAACTGTTGCCAGCTTCAGCTGTCGCAGTAGGCTGACAGACATCTCCATCTGCTCCTTAAGTCTGGAGGCCATGATGCCGACCTCATACAGCTTCTTGTCATCCTTCTTTTTCTTGTCCATAAGAAGGTTAATAAGGCCATTATTCCAACCCCTTAGAAAGTCTGGGTTAATCTGCCATAGCTCCTCAGTGAAGATGTCTCTGGCAGCTACTGCCCTCTGAAATGGCACATTAACCTCGGCCACGAACTTGAAGTAATTGACTCCTCCAGAGGTGAAGGCAAATTCAATCTGATCCCACCGTTCTTGTGGGGCTACTCCCCTGTAAAGTATTCGGCCACTTTTTGCTTGTACAGGTGTTTCTTCTGCCACTTGTTGAACAGGAGCAGGAGCAGATGGTTTGCGCCTAAAAATATTGAGCATAGATAGAATGGATAGTCAAACATTAGCCAGGAGATGACAAGGAATTGCCAAGCTCCTGAGCAGAAAGGGCATTCACCGAGTGGCTTCGCCCAGTGTGTCGGCAGCTTCTGAATCTGGGAGAGATACCACTGCCCAAGAGGATGATCCTCCAGCAGATAGTCCAGAAAAAGCGAGAAGGATGCGCTGAGTGCGCTGATGAGCAGCAACTTCAGTAGGCTCGCTATCGTGTGGTAGCTCAATGAGGCAACAACCTCTGCGCTTTCCGCCGCAACTTGCGTCAAAATCATAGTTATTCATTATGGGTAAAGGATTGGCTGATTATCGTTGAATATGTTAAGGGCAACCCAGTTGTCCTCCTGGTTCGTGTATGTCTGGGAGAAGCTCATGCAGATGTCTGTGTATTGGTTGCCATCACCGGCTGTAAAAGTCACAGGCTGCAATGTAGCTGAATTTGTGAAACTAACAGTGTATTGCCCTCCCCAAGGATTAAGGAAGGCATCCGGCATTGCCTCAAGGTCAGCATCCACAAAGCCATCTAGGTCAATGGCGAGCAGTTGCTGAATTCTGACATTGACTCCTGGCTTAGTGATGTTAAGCAGAATCTCAGCCTCAGTGTAGTCGGTAGGCACTTGCACATAGAAGGCAGTAGGGCAAGCATTGAGAGGCTCACACACCTTAAAACAATCATTGCAGCATTGTGCCATACTTTTCCAGATTAAAGTTGCTCGTTATCTCTGCAAAGTTAGAGAATATAAAGTAACGGAAAGCATCAAGTGCGTGAGACTTGTCTGGGTTTTTATTCTTCCAGGCATCCAAACTGCCTTGGCGATCTACCTTAGCCTCCTTTAGGTCAGTGATTAGCTCATCACATCGCTTGCTGCTGATTTGCACCTTGGCCTTCTGGAGCGTCAGGATTGTGACTAGCCTGCTGGCTATGTGGCTCGGATTGCTGCGAGCAATCTGCAACTGCATGTCTGGGATGCCGAGATAGTTCTTGATGAGGGCATAGGCACTAATGTTGTCCTGAGTGAAGGCATTGCGAGAAGCACCAGAGGCATCACCGTTGATGATGTAGGTCATATCTGGAAACTCCTGCCGGATGGTCTGGCATAGGGCCGCAAGGTCTCCAATGCGATAAACCTTGATGATGTTGATTGTGGCATAGAAGATGCCATCCTCGCTGTTCTTGATGTACTGCCCTACTACGCAAGTATTTGTCACATTGAAGTCAAAACTCAAGTAAAGATTATGCACCGGAGAGGCTTTGATGTAGCCATCATAGACATGCTTGCTGTACTCAAATGAAGTGGCAAAGAGTGATTCTCTATCCCAGACACCCCATTGCCCCAGGGCATACACTTCGTAGTAAGTCTGGCTCACTGAGCGCAGTGCCTCCATCCTTGTCACATACTCATCATCCAAGAAGTTCAGGGCATCCAAGTAAGTACCGTGCAGTCTGAGTATTTGATTTTGCTCCTTCTGCGGCACATCGTCAAAAAACCGCTTCTTAATCCAATGGCTATCTGAGACTGGATTGAAGGTGAGGAAGAATCGCTTAGGTGTCTCTGACTTACCTCTAAGTCGCAGGGTAATCTGAGTGAAGTCCTCCAGACTTAGCTCGGTGGCTTCCTCAATCCAGATGTACTTAGCCTGGCTAAGTGACTTGAGCTTTTCAGGATCATCACAGCCAAGAAAGACAATCTTATTCGTGCCGGATTGCAACTCAAGATATCCGGTCTTTGCCTTTACCAGCTTCTCAAAGCCCCATTGGCTTATCTTGTTTCTGAAATCGGCAAAGACTGAGTTGCGTAGAGTACTGGCAACCTTACGAATGACAAAGTAAGTCTGGAATTGGTTGGCCTTATGGTTGCATATCTCAGCGAGCAGTAACTGAATCATTGTCTGTGACTTACCGCTGCCTGCTCCGCCCCATAAGATGTTGTAGGTATTAGGCTCAACCAGAGCAGGCAGGTACTTCTGACTCCACAGGTCAGGTGATGACAGGTCAATGAGTGCCATCAGTTGCCCTCTTCCTCCTTGCGTAGCACTTTAGGCACGATGACTTCGTGCATCTGCACACTGACCTGCTCCTGGTTCATCAGGCCTAGGTCTCTGGCTATTATGTTGTGATTAAAGAAGCCACTAGAAGCTCCTTCGAACTTCTGCAAAGTGATGGCTTGTTCTATGCGTGTAAAGACATCACCGAAGTCTTTACTTTTAGTCCTATACTCAGCTAGCTTGGCCCAGCAACTGAAGCCACAGGCAAGGGCAAATCCATCCTTTGTAAGGACTCTCTTTTTGGGCAGCTCAACCCTCATCGCATCCTTGCCTCTGAAATCAACCTCAATCAATGGGTTTTCTTCGGCCCATTGCACATATTGCTCAAAGTTGTGCTGAATCTCATCGGGTGACTTGAACTTGCCATCAAGACCGTGCTTGAGTCGCAATTGCCAACAATTGTTTCCTTTTGGTGCTGCCATAAATTGTACCGGCCTATCGGCCCTTTTTAAAGTAGTGATTATTTCTTCTTTGCTGCCTTCTTGGCCTTCTTAGCCACAGATAGAGCAATGGCTACTGCCTGCTTCTGCGGCTTGCCGGACTTCATCTCTGTCTTGATGTTGCTGCTAATGGTCTTAGCTGAGTAGCCTTTTTTGAGCATAGTCTTAATATTTATGCAAAGATAGGTATTTCAGCATTGCCTCATAGACCTCTAGCTGATTTGACCATCTGCGCCTATGACCAGGGGCGGCTTCTTGAATTGTTAGCTTGCTTTTCAATTGGCTGATTTTGCGAGCAAGATAATCCTTGCAGTGTTGATGTGTCATCATAGCTGGCTTAAAGTCATAGATTAGATCACTTGTGTAAGTTGATTTTCCTTCCCATTGCTGAGGCACTTGGCTAATATGTACTTCCTGATTCATAGTCTGTGAGCTGCATCAGAGGCCCATTGAAGCGCAAAGGTATTATTCCTGTGCTACCTGAGCGCATCTTGACTTGGTCAATTAGACACAGGCCAGCATTGTGCAGTTCTGCACTGCCGACTTTTGTGGTGGCTGTTGGCTCGAAGTAGTACTCAGGCCTTATCATCATCCAGATGACATCTGCATCCTGCTCAACTGAGCCTGACTCTCGCAGGTCGCTCATGAGTGGCATCTTGTCGCTGCGCTCTTCAACTCTGCGGCTAAGTTGAGACAGTGCCACAATCGGAATCTGGAGTTCTTTGGCTAGTAGTTTCAGGCCTCTGCTGATTTCGCCTATTATGTTCACTCGGTTTGTCTCCTTTGGATTGATGGACTGAATGAGGCCGATGTAATCAACGAACAGAACACGAATGTTGTGCTTGTTCTTCCACATGGTTGCCTTAGTGCGGATTTTGGAGATATTGATGTAGCCTTCATCGCTAATCTTTATGGGCCAAGCCTTCATAGCATGGATAGCCTCGTAAAGATTATTTCGGTCAAGGTTATTTAGTTCGCCTTGTTTGATTTTATAGGCCCAGACATTAGACTCCTGAGAGGCCAGCCTCTGCACAAGCTCATGCTTTGTCATTTCAAGGCTGAACATGCCGCAGCCAATGCCTTGCTTTGCTAGGTTACGGATTAGCGTTACCACTAAGGCAGTCTTACCTTGCCCTGGTCTAGCCCCGACAACAGTAAGCTCGCCATTGGTCAGGCCTCCGCATAGTTTATCTAGGGCAGCTATTCCTGTCCGGTAGCCAGCAATTTCTCCGGCTTTGGCATTGAGCCACATCTTGGCCGACTCATTCAGCTGCTTTTGGAAGTCATCATCGTGATTGGTGATGGCAGAGGCTAGTAGGTTGTCAAACTTATTTTGGTACTGGGCAAATATCTCAAAGATGTCACCGGAGTCGCTTTGGGTGTGCTGATGTAGCTCAATGCTGAGCGCATAGAGTTTAGATTTCAGGTAATGCTCAATCAGCAGGCGGCAGTGGGTCTCTACATGACCAGGAGACTTCAGGGAGGCATAAACCTTAGCCACTCCTTTCACCCCTCCGGCCTCCTTGATTAGGCCTGACTTCTTGATGGTGGCAACTGTTGTTTCAAGGTCTACATGCTCTCCGGCATCTTGCAGCGCAAGCATGGCCTTGGCAATTACCTTGTTTGCCTCAAGCTGAAAGCAGTCAAGGTTGGGTAGCGTTGAGAAAGCCATTAGCCTATCTTCGGCTGATAGCATCATAGCGGAAAGGACTTGCCTCTCCAGTTCTTCGTTTTCGAATATCATAACTATTGGTTTGATGTAAATGTAACAGATTCGTGAAATTGGCGAGACTTTGGTTTTGGCCCTTGCTCGGCGGTGGGCGGCGGAACATAATCGTGTTTTTCGGAATTACGGTTTTTAAGAATCCAATTGTTTTTAATAGTTCGTTTCCAATCAACCACTTTTTTTCCATCCCGATTTGTCCAGTTTGCATCAGCATAATAGAAGTAGCATCTCTCAAGACAGTCAAGTGATGCCCCTTGCTCAATAAAGTAGGCTTCAACTTGCTCAAAGGTTGGAGGCACAAATTTCTTTTTTACACTTTTGACTACATGTGGTTTAATTGTTTCTAGGTTTACTTGTTTAACTATGGGTACACCGCCTTCACCATTGCCGTCACTTTCTTGTATCATTGCCATATCCATTGCCGTAGTATCTGCCGTTACTAAATCGCCACAGCGCAAGGTTATTACTCTGCCATAGTTTTGATTGATTGATGGCCTGAGTGTCTTGATAAAACCCCAGTTTTCAAGGTCTGCAAGTGCAGCCAGATAGGTATTTTTATTACCTATTGAAAGCCCTTCCATAGTAAACTGTGTATTGATGGTAAACTCATCTTTCCATCCAAGCCTATTATTAAGCTCAACAAGCCAACAATAAATGGCAGTGTGCTGAGCCTTGGCTTCAGTCTTTTCAAATGAGAAATTAAACCATCTCCTAGTTAGCTGATAACCGTTCATAGATTATAAACTTTTAATGTTTTGTTTAAAAATTCCATTAACCAGGCAGCTTCAATTTTAACCAACTCCATTGATTGCTTGACATGCCATTGGTTGTTTTTAAACTCCATAATTCTAACTTGATATATGTCATCATCATGGAAATATTCCATTTCAAATCCATACTCATTTGCAAGATTTTTTACTTTAAAAACTGTTGTAATATTCATAAAACAAAAACCCCATCCGGCTTTCCCTGCTACGACCAGCCGAAACATAGGCTGACAGGTACTTACCGAATGGGGCTTTAATATTTTTCATTTGCTTCTATTAAACCGGGGTCGTAATCCGGGGCTTTTGCCAGTGCAATAATAACTACTCTTCCTCGAATTTGTTAATATGCTCAAAAAACTTTTTTAGCTGCTCCTCTGGCATGTCAAATATTTGCCATACTAACTGAGTAATTGACTCATTGATGCTCTCCTCAGCCTCAGCTAGGTCAGCACCTATCTCCTTGTGCAGGAATTTCTCAAACTGAGCAGCATCATTCATGAGCCTGTTAAAGTACAGCTTTACATCATGGCGCAACTTCATGTCTGAGTACCTAATGACAGTGCCTGTTTCCAGCATGCCTTTGACAAAGCAAGTAAACTTAGCGAAGTCTCTCATATTCTTCTATGGCTTTAAAAATCTGATAAACTACTTGAGGCACTATGGCATTTCCTCCTGCTTTGATTGATTCTGTTCGCCACTTAGAAAAGGTAATAGAGTCCAATCTGTTGGAAAGCCCATCATCTCCATCACAAACTGGGGATTTAGATGGGAAGACTTCCCAGCTACTGCAAATTGGTCGGCTAAATTGTCTGCCATTGGTTTTAGTCTTCCCCTGGCTTCTAATGCCTCTATTGAACTTGCTCCTTTGTAATTGCTTAAGGCTGGTGTTGGGAGCATCTTGCTGAAAACATGAGCAGTCAAATTGTTCTGATGATTCTCTCGCCATTTCTTTGTTGCTTTGTCCCCATATTGAACTGTCGGAGTTGGAAGCATTCCCAACTTCTTCATTGTTGGTTCGTAATTGCTCATTATTTCCTGAGCAAGAGTTCCGCTGTTGCCACTCACTGGATTGCTCTTTCCGCTGCTCACTTCTCCATCCATTCTTGTTGGTGTCTTTAAAAGCAACAAACCAAACTCTATCTCTCCTGTGTGGTGCATTGACGGATACAGCTGGAAGTACATACGGTTGTACTTCGTACCCTTCAGCTTCCAAGTCAGCCTGCACTTCGTTGAATACCAACCCTCCTGACCAACTAACAATTCCGAAAACATTTTCGCCCACAACCCATGTCGGCTGAACTTCCCGAATGACTCTAAGCATTTCAGGCCAGAGATGTCGGTCATCTTCTTTTCCAAGTCTCTTTCCGGCTGAGGAATATGGTTGGCATGGGAAGCCTCCTGTGAGAATGTCAATTGTGTTTGCATATTTAGTAAAGTCTGATTTGGTAATGTCTGTGAATTGTTCAGCCTCAGGCCAATAATAGTGAAGCACTTTTTGCCCAAATGGATTCCATTCGCAGTGAAACACATTGTCCCACCCCATCCATTGAGCAGCTAAGTCAAAGCCTCCTATTCCTGAAAATAGTGAGCCATGCCTCATGACCTAATGCACCAGGCGAATAAGACAGTCATAGAGATGGCATAGGAGGCCATGACAATGGAGAAGGCCATCCATGCCTTATGATGCCTCTGGCACTCTGACAGCTCATGGTCTAGCTGGTCATGCTCAGTATGCCAATATGAGACAGCCTCTGTGAGCAGCTCAATCTCTTTCCTGAGCTTAGCAACTGATTCCTTGTGATAGTCTCTGCTGCGCCTGTGATTGTCAGCATGCCTTCGGCATTGCGCTAGGTCAGCCTGAAGTTTAATAAAGTCTTCCATGTCTTAAAATTATTGGTTAGATTTTTTTGCAAATAAACTGCAAATATTAAGACAGAAAAACTATCACAAAAAAAATCAGATAAAAACCATGATTGTGTTCTTGAACCACCATAGGCTGGCAGCTTTACGCAACTCTTTGGTTAGTAGATCATCAAGGAAGTAGCCACGCTGCTGCATCTGTTGCATGATGTAGTCGTTGCTTTGACAGTTTACATGCCCATCACCTCCCTGCCCAGGTATGGCCCATGATAGAATGATAAATCCTTTCTCCTCATCATTGCAATGGTTGGTTATGTTGTTCAGGAATGTCTGCTCAAATTCTGCTGGTATATGCTCACCGACTTCTAGGCTCATCACGCACTTGAATTTCTTTTGCAGGTCAAAGTGCTTGCTAAAGTCTAAGACCTTGCCTAACCCTTGTGTGAGCTGCTCGGTGTATGGGTTGCCATCGTAGGCCTCGACAACTAGGTTATGCCTCTTGAAGAATTTGGCATACTCTCCTGTACCACATCCAAAGTCCACCAGAGTGTCGCACTTGCGAGCTTTTAATATTTTCAGGATTGCACCTGCTAACCTGCTGTCATGGGCATGGCCCTCACGATTGGGATTCTCCCAATATCCATTTTCATTTATTTTCATAAGTCACTTTATTGAGTTCATAGTACCAATCTATTGCCGCAATCACTTCCTCCAATGACCAGGAGACCACTACCATCCAGTTGCGAGCTACTAACTTATCAAATTGGAGAAGCTGCTGCTCTGATGGCTTATTGTAGCCTACCTTCAATTCGATTGCTAGGCCAGCATAGCCTCTGCGATTGTCTAGGATTAGGCAATCCGGTATGCCGGCCTTCACTCCCATTGCCTTGAGCTTAGCAGCTTCTATGCCATTGCGTGAGCCTCCATTTGGGCAGTGAAACCAGAATGAGCCAATGAGGTCAAGGTAACGAGCAACTGCCTTCTGTAAGTTGTCCTCACTGCCCTTGTATTTGGGAAACTTTTCTAGGCCTTTCAGCTTAATCTTTGGCTCAACCATCTCAAATATTATTCTTGCCAAACTATTTTTGCAGTTAGTTTTGCAAACCTAAACCAAAACAATGGACTTATTAAAAATATCAGACTTCTGCCGGAAGTATAAATTGCCTCCGCATAGATTTACTCGTTACAAGCGGCTCTTTCACACGGCCAAGGTTGATGGCTATGTGAAGCCCTGGGTGAAGCTGGATGAGTGGAACATGGCTATGGTAGCCGACATCCTAAAGCACACCGGCACAAGAAGGAGAAAGCAGAGGCTAAGCCTGGATGCCTTCTGTATTAAGTATGGCCTGACCTCTGAACACTTTAATAAGGTATGCCACCGGATGGTCTTGGAGGATCATGATGGGCAGATGATGGTAGTGGATTCGAAGCACAATTATGCCCTCCTGAAGTATGGGAGGCTGATTCGAACTAAATCTTAAAAAAAACTGAAAATATTTTTGCAGATAATTTGTAATTGTGAGAATCGGTTGTATTTTTGTCAAACATTAAACCAATAGAAATATGACCTTGACAGAAAAAATCAACAGCAACCCTTACCTGAAGGTAAGCAACTGCACAGACATCGCAGACATTGAATATGCAATGGATGAGTTAAGAAAATTAGATACTGAGTATGGTGAGACAAACCAAACACTTCTTAACCTTTGGAGTAAGTTTATTGCTAAGAAAAATCTTCTTAAATAATTAAACAAGGGAGGGGCAACCCTCCCATTTTTACCTAACCAATATGAAAGACTACCCGCAAATGCCACTCAAGGATCAGATTATCCTTTTCGGCAAACTCTTCGCAGTGTGGATTCTCTGCGCAATCGTAAACGCACTTTAATTTTTAATTTTTAAACCAATAGAAAATGGCAATTATCGCTAAATCTACCGGAGAAAGCACTCAGAGAGAGCTAATCCCTGCTGGCACTTATGTGGCCAGATGTTACTCAGTTGTTCACCTAGGCCACATCGTGCAGAAGTACATGGGCGAGGAGAAAGTAGTAGACCTGGTTAGGTTTACTTGGGAGCTACCCACCGAGCTTAAATGCTTCAATCAGGACAAGGGCATGCAGCCTTGCGCAATTAGCAGAGAGATGACCTTCAGCCTGAATGAGAAGTCAAACCTCAGAGCCATGCTTAATGCTTGGAGAGGTAAGGCACTGACAGAAGATGAGGCCAAGGCCTTTGACCTTGCCAAGCTAATTGGTGCGGCTTGCATGATTAATCTCATTCATCAGCCTAGCAAAGCCAATCCTGAGAAGGTCTATGAGCGCATAGCAGCAGTAATGCCAATGATGAAGGGCATGACCTGCCCTCCGCAGCATAATCCGAGCATGGAGTTTTCTGTCCTAGACTTTAACCGTGAGAAGTTCATGACTCTGCCTGCCTTCCTTCAGGAGATGATTACAGGCAGCAAGGAATACCAGGCCATGATGAAAGCCCCTGCTTCTGCTCCTGCTCCGGTAGCACCTGTTCGCACAGGCTATGAGGACAAGGTCGGGCATGTGGTTACCAATGCCACAGAGCAGCGTGAGATTGCTGAAGAGATAGATGATTTACCCTTCTGATCATGGCAACACTCTGGCAATTAACACAAGAAGAACTCTCCTTCATCAGCTTGATGGAGGAGAACGGAGGCGAGGTCAATGATGAAATCATGGAGGAGCTTGCCATCCGCAGGGATAACTTTAAGGACAAGGCTGAGGCCTATGCTAAGTTTATCCTGAAGCTCGAATCAGAGGCAGAGCAAGCGGCTGCTGAGATTAAGCGCATACAGGCACTCAAGAAAGCCAAGGAGAACACTGTGCTGCGCCTGAGAGAGTCATTACTCTCTGCGCTCATGGTGTTCACTGAGGAGGATGCAAAGGGCATCAGGCGATATGAGACACCACTAGCCAAGCTAAGCACTCGTAAGAGTGTGGCAGTAGAGATATTAGATGAGCAAATCATTCCGGCTGACTATTGGGTGATTAAACGAGAGGTAAGCAAGTCCACAATTGGGCAAGCCATCAAGGATGGCGCAGAAGTACCAGGGGCGCAGCTGAGAGACAATATCAGTCTGTCAATCCGGTAGTTGTCTTATTGGTTAATGTAAACATGGTGTAAATTAAAAAGGGAGGCTTTTGGCCTCCCTCTTTGTTTGTCCTTAGTTTCAATTAAGGAGCAGTCACGAAATCAGCAGTGAACACACCATTAACACCATCATTCACATCACCGGCAGGGAACATAAGTGTTCCTGGAGTATATGTGTCATAATAGTGGCTCATGAAGAAGCTGTAAGTCTCCTCACACTCATCAGGCAGGATTCTAGCATCAATGCTGACACGCTCAAGTCCTGGGACAGGCATGGTGAAGCGAGTCATTGTGCCGATGTTTCCAAAGTTGCCAACATACTCAAGGAACGGAGTGTAAACAATTGAACCAGGAGCAAACACGATGGCTGCATCTTCAGAACCAAGTCTGGTGTTGGCATTAGGGTCAAAGTAGAACTCAGCTAGACCAGTGTTCTCACGAACAGTTGCGAAATTGATACCATTTGCACCCTGACCAAAGTAGCGGCTATCGTTCATCCATACACGCTGCAAAGCACCTGCACCACCGATGATAATGGGCGCACCGTTAAAGCCTGTGTTCATGTAGTTTTGCTTCATGGCGAACAAGCCAGCAGCATAGATTGAACCATCAGTACCTTCAACGGTGTAAGAAGGGTTAGCAGCACCACCATACCAGTTACCGGCAGCAGCCTGAATTTGCAAAAGCAGGTCATCATTGATTGCCTGAACCAGAGCATTAGCAGAAAGCTGAATGTCCATGAACATTTCACGAACAACTGAAAGCGCACCTTGAGCAGCACCAATTCCATTGGCACGCTCGGCAATCATGCCAGGCTGATTTGCGCCAGTGATTTGCACAAGCTCAGAGTAGGCAGCACAATAAGTGCGCAATTGAGCCTCTGACATAGTAAAGGAAACCTGCTTAAAGTTATTAACAGTAAGAGTCTCCTCGATGTAGTTTAGTTGAGGGCCAGCAACGCATGACTTAGTATCAACTGCGCTAGAAGGAAGCTGACGCTGCTTGTAAACTACACGAACCTCACGGTTATGGCCTGTGCCATTGTCATTAGCCTGACGGATAATCTGACCAGCACGAAGGTTTGAAGGATCAGTCAAGGCAGCAAGAGTGCCACCCATAAGCTGCACATTGGCAGGGTTGTTTATTAGGTTGTCGCTCAGTGAGGTCAAGACCGCTGGGCAGACATTAGCTGTTGATAATGACATTTTAGTAAATGAGTTTTAACGCATTTTGTTCGCAATTGAGTCAATCTGCGCAAGGGCAGACCGGACAGATTGCGGAAGTTGTGTGCCTTGGCTAACCACAGGGGCAGCCGGAAAGTTTGGTGTGCCTGCTGCATATTGACCAGGGTTAGAGCCACCTGACCCCTGTTCCTTCAACAGCTTATTCTCCTGCAAAACTAATGCAGAAAGGTCAGAATAGCTAAACTCCCTGCCATTGTGGACAAGTGGCAAAGTCGGGTCTTTAGCATTCACTAGCTTTGCAGCATTGCGCTCGGCATCATAGATAATCTGCCCATCCAGTTGAGCGAGCTTACGCTCAAGTACTGCCTGGTATGCTGGCACTCTGGCGGCTTCAGGGATTTGGTCATTCCACTGAATGCCGTTGAGTTGTGTCTGCTCCCATAGTGATTTCATCTTGCTCACATACCTCTGCTCAATCAGGCTCTTGTCTGCCTCCGCTTTGTTCACGAGGTCATCATACTTGGCTTGAGCCTCTGCCATCTTCTTGAGAAACTCCTCGCTCTGGTTGGTGTTCACAGAGTTCTTGGCTTTCTCTTCCAAGTCCTTGAGCTTCTTGAGTGCCAGCTTAATCTTATCGCCACTGTTCTTAGTTACCTTCAGTTCCTCAATGCTATTGCTGTCCAGACCGTACTCCTTAGCCATGCGAACAATCTCCTCATCATAACCCATCATGTAGTTGCTGATAAAGTGCTTTTTAAGGTCTAGGCTGCTCTTGGCAAGTTCAAAGTCAAAAAGGTTAGTATTGAACCTATTGCTCACAGCCTCCGGTACTTGAATGTCATTCAGGGCAGAGGCTGAAATCATCAGGTTAAACTCTGGGTCATCAGACACTCCGGCCCTTTTAGCTTGCTGAATTAAAAACTCCTTGATGTTCATAGTGGCAATTCGTTTAGATCATTATTGATGAAGTTAGAAGGATTGTCTAGGTCATTATCTGCGACATCCTCCACAAGTGCTTTCTTTTTCCTCTTTGGCTTGTCCTCTTCCATTTCTGCCTTTATTTCAGCCTCGATTTCAGCACGAAGCTGAGCCTTTAACTCCTCCTTCATCTGGCTAAGTAGCTCAGGATTGCTCAGTGAGTTTTGGTCTGTTGGCTGCATCACCTTACCGATGTAAAGCTCACCTATTGGTCTGATTCTGGCCCATGAGAATGAACGCTTATTCACTGGTTTAGAAAGTTCACGAAGCGCACCAGCGGCATTCACTGATACCTCGTAAGGTATGTCCTGCGAGCCTGTTTCAGGATTGATTTGCCATCTAATCACTTTAACTAATGCCCGATTGCCACCCTTGCGGATAGCATCACGGATGTACTGTAAATTATCCATTTATGTATTTAAATTAAGTTACTAACCTGTGTGATGAATCTGAGTTTTCATGCCCGATCCCCTGAACTCCTGGACAGCTATATGAGGCTTAAATCCATAGGCTCTGCAATCACTCTGCATGTCGGCTGTCATGCCATCTAGGCCATTGGTCTGGCACTTTGTGCGTTCAAGCCACTCAAGGGCAAGCTCATTGGTGATAATGTAAGCGTGAGTGAGCCACATTCCATCTCCTTTCCATAGCCCAGGCAGCTCAGGAATATTAACCTTCTCAATTGTCTGCTCCTTATAGCCTGCGTAATAGTTCCATCCTAGGTGCAGGAAGTCAAACTCTGGCAGCTTATCCCAGTTCTTTATTAGGTTTTTAATTTGAAAAAGGTTAAATCTGACATCATCCTCCAGAACAAGTGCAGACTGATGTCCATTTTGGACAATTTTAGTCCAAACCTCCCGATGAGAGGCAAAGCATCCTATCTCGCCAATGCTAACCGATGGCCTATTATTGGCTTTCTTCACCGAGTTATCTACCCAGTGATCGATGAAGTTGCCATCATTGGCACAATGCCATTCTGCCTTCTCTCCATGCTGGTCAGTTAGCCTAATGCTGTCAAGATGCTCAGTGAGCTTGCTGCGCCTAACCGTTGCCTTCTTGAGACTTATGAAGTAGATGTGATCAACAGGCAATCTCACAACTGATGCGCTCGGTGACTTGGAAGTCAATGGCGTAGAAGTAGGTCTCGAAGTTTCTCTCCGAAATGCCGAAGTATTGATTTGCGATTGCTTTTGAGTTGAAGTCCGTACCCGCATAAGTTATACCTTTTGTTCTGTTGATAATTGATGTAATGCCAAACTCAGCATTTTCAAAAGTTGAGTTAGCAATGAGCCTGAAGTTTACTGTCCTGAGCAGACTTGTCGCTCTGCCTCCGGCAGGTGATGCCTCAACAGACGCAGACTCACGAGTGAAGAACAGCACTAATGGATAAGTGTCATTTACTGCGCAGTAGGTGTTGCCATCCTTAGTCACATAGTTGCCTGCGCTGCCCTCCAGAATGCTCTCTACTGCCTCGCCATAGTTGAGCATGGCATTGCCCACAAATGTGCCTGCCAAATTATTGCAGAGGTCTTTAAGTGCGCTCTCAACTGTTACTTTGGTGACTGTCATTTGCTCAGGAATTGTGTGGCGAGTCGGTTAATAATCTGAAGTGATTGCTCAAGTTCTTTATCTGAAAGCTCAAAAATAGCACCAAATCTGTCCTCTAGATAGCCTGCTATCTTGGCCTGCTCTGTTGTTGTAAAGGTGACACCATAAGCAGTATCGCTAATTGGTACAGGCTTCCAGCTTCCCCACATAGCACCGGTGAGAGTCAAGTCCATGTAAGCAGTCTGAAGGCCTAATGATCTGCGGAAGTCAGCATAGCCATAAAACTCATCAGTATCGCCAAAGGCTTTTGCCCTTGCCTTTACCTGCTTCTGACTCGCAATTTCACCGAACCTCCTGCTAATGGGGCTTCCTTTGCCAATAACTCTGCTTGAGTCATAAGGAGGTAAATCTGAACCATCAGACTTTTTGCCACTCTGCTGCACTCTATCAGACACTGCTGATGTGGCATTAATTGCAGCTTCCCTCAGCACCTTGTCGGCCTTGCTTGCCTCCTTCAGGTTTTTAAGCTGCTGCTTTAAGAATTGCGATGTGGAGTCATAGACTGGCATAAACTTTTTTTACAAATATTTTTGCAGTTATTTTTCCTTTGACTTTATTGCATCACAAATCTAACCAATATAATTATGAATTTTACCGATGTAATTGTGCGCATGGACACTACCAATCGCATGTGGGTGGACATTAAGGTGAGGGATATTCAAGTCGTTCACCGAGCTTCCCTGATGGGAGGCAGGTTCTGCATCTATGAACTCTACGGCCAGCACTACATGAACTTTGTTCATCAGGCTGAACGAGCCTTCTTCAATTTTTACGGCCTTCAGATAACCGAGGAGCAGTACCTGTTCCAGATGCAGTCATGGGGCAATGACTCGTATGAGGTTAAGCCAGGCACTGAGTTAATCCTAGCTGATAACTTATACTTCATTTAATCATGATGAATAGAGAAATGAATAGGGAGGTTAAAAACAGCTTAACACTTGGCTTATTCTGGGTGCTGTATGTGATCCTTGTAGGTTTATTATTGGTCAAACTAATCGCCTACCTTAATGGATAGAGACATAACCATCTGCCTGACCTCATGCGGTAGGTTTGACCTTCTTGAGAAAACCATTAGCTCATTGGTGAGCTTTTGGGATGGGCCTCCTCCTGCTGCATTCCTCATTCATGAGGACAGTGGCACAATCCCTACCGACTTAGGCATTGACCTTAATCGCTTTCTGAATCGGCATTGGCAGATTGAGGCTAAGTGGACATTAAGCAATAAGGCAGGACAAGTGCATGCAATTGATACGCTCTATTGCCAAGTGCAGACACCTTACATTTTCCACTGCGAGGATGACTGGGAGTTCTATCAGGAGGGCTTTATTACTGATTCGAAGTCAGTC